CATTCCAAGAGATTGAAAAATTTGTCACAGAGTATAATAAACCTGCAACCAAAGAAGTTCTTTGTATTGAGGTAGAAAAACGTCAAGACATTACAGATACTTCTTTTACTGAGGTGACTAAACTCATTAGTTACCTTGAAGATGTTGCTACAGACTATGATTGGTTGTGTGACACGACAGAAAAATGGTGTCGTGATCGTGCTATCTATCTGGCACTGATGGAGTCCATCGCACTCGCTGATGGGAAAGATAAAGATAAAGACCGTGATGCAATTCCTAGTATTCTATCAGAGGCTCTGGCAGTTTCTTTTGATGCTCATGTAGGACATGACTACCTGCTCGATTATGAGGAGAGATATGAATCATACCATCGCAAAGAAGACAAGATTCCATTTGATCTTGAGTATTTCAACAAGATTACGAAAGGTGGTCTCCCGAACAAAACGCTTAATATTGCTCTCGCTGGCACTGGTGTCGGCAAAAGTTTGTTTATGTGCCATGTTGCAGCTTCCGCACTCCTGGGAGGGAAGAACGTACTATACATCACGGCTGAAATGGCTGAAGAAAAAATTGCAGAGCGAATTGATGCTAACCTTCTCAATATACCTATCCAAGAGATAACTGAATTGCCTAAGGGAATGTTTGAGGAAAAGGTGACAAAACTTGCACAAAAAACGCAAGGGTCCCTAATTATTAAGGAGTATCCAACTGCTTCTGCACATAGTGGCCACTTTAGGGCACTTCTTAATGAACTTGCACTTAAGAAGTCATTTAGACCTGATATTATTTTCGTTGATTACCTTAATATATGTGCTTCCGAAAGGTATCGCGCAGGTAGTAATGTCAATTCATATACAGTTGTCAAGGCTATTGCTGAGGAACTTAGAGGACTCGCTTGCGAGGCAAACGTCCCTATCGTATCTGCCACCCAGACCACTCGTTCTGGTTATGGTAGCAGTGATGTGGAGCTTACTGATACTAGTGAGTCCTTTGGTTTGCCTGCTACTGCTGATCTTATGTTTGCCCTTATTTCAACTGAAGATCTTGAAGGACTCGGGCAAATTATGGTGAAGCAGTTGAAGAATAGATATAATGATCCAACCATCTCTAAGAGGTTTGTGGTTGGCATCGACCGTGCCAAGATGCGTCTGTATGATTGTGAGCAGTCAGCACAGGAAGACATTATTGACAGTGGTAAAGAAGAGGAGTATAATTACGAGGAAGCAAAACCAAAGAAATCATTTGAGGGATTTAAGTTTTGAACGGATACTACTCTGTCTTCGATCCAGACGGTAAAAAGATCGCTGACTGTGGTATCGAAAGAGATGCAGTCAATCTTATGCATACCAGAAACAAATACTGGGATGGACACTACTTTACGTTCAATCCTTTGCCTGGTGACATCATCAATATTTCTAACACTAGGCAACTCCCTACCCGTGACATCGTAGTCAATATGGACGGTGGTGTTGGTGGTAGCTGGGAAGAAGTAGAGTATATTGAAGTTGGTGGTGAGAAACTACCAACTCAACAGAAACTTCCTCAAAATTGCCAAGAACCATTTATCACAGATTTCCATGACTAAAGTTGATACTGAAAAATACGTTGAATTTGTAAAAGGAGTAACCAGCGATCCTTCTTTGGATTATGCTGCATTCCTTACTCGCACCAACTCTCTTGAACTTCAGGAAGATTGTAATGTGACACAACTTCTGACTGCAGCTCTTGGTCTTTGTGCGGAGTCTGGTGAGTTTACTGAGGTTGTGAAGAAGATCATCTTCCAGGGCAAACCTTACAACGAAGAGAATGTCTTTCACATGAAACGTGAACTGGGTGATATCTGTTGGTATCTGGCACAGGCATGTATGGCACTTGACACAACCTTTGATGAGGTGCTAGAAATGAATGTGGATAAACTGAAAGCACGTTATCCTGGTGGTGAGTTTGATGTTCATCATTCTGAAAATCGTAAGGAGGGAGACCTGTGAGTTGCAACATCGATATTGATCTAAAAGTAAATATTCACGATGCAGCACTTGTTCGTGCATATTTGTTTCAGCATACCAAGCAAGATAGTTATGAATTTCCATCACAAAGAACAGTGAGTATTCGTAAATTCATTCAGCATCTGGATGAACAGATCGAAGCAAATCTTCCTGAAGATCATGATCACTGACCCTTCGGGGTTCTCGGGGTTATAGCTCAGTTGGTAGAGCGCCTGCTTTGCAAGCAGGATGTCAGCGGTTCGAGTCCGCTTAACTCCATAAATACCTAAAAAAGGTAATGGAAGATCTTCCATATTTGTCTGGTGGTGAACAGACCACAATTAATTCTACCATAACGGAATTATTTCCGGCACTTGCTTTTAACTCTGGTGTTCATCCTAGAACTGCAGATGATCTAGAAGAGTTTATCAAAGGAGTTGACTTATCTTCTAATGGAGCAAGTAAATCTTTTGTGAATTCTAGTAATATTGAATCTGCAAAAGAATATATTACGAAAATGGCACGGATTAGACCTGCCATGAAAAAAACTAAATTAGAAAATGCTGTAGGTATATTGAATTGGATTTATGATTATAATCATCAAAGAGAAATAGAAAAAGTTGTTTGGGGATATAGAGAAAAACCAAATGGTGTTCCCAATAATCATGCAGGTGATATCTTTATAATGTTTAAAGATAAAAAAGTTCATCCCAAAATTATGGGAATTAGTTTAAAAGCAGGAACTTCAAAATCTAAAGAACCAAAACTTAATTCTTATGTTGGAACAACCATGAGAAAATCTGCATGGAAACAAAAATATCCAAGAGCAGTTGAAAATCTTAAAGAAGAATTGTGGACTGAAGTTTATTCTCACATACCAAATTTACCAAAGTCTGTCAATAAAAATAATTATCTCGTCCTTGGTGCAAATAGACAAACACCAAATAAAGAGTTAAAGGCAAAGATGTTAGATCTATTTAAATATGACAATATAATGTTTGAAGCATTATATGTTAGGATGAATACTATATGCAGACAACGTTTAATCGCCATGATAAACGGTGACGTAAATGCGACCAAAGCATGGATTGAAGATGAATTTAGGTTGGAGAAAAAAGATGTCGAAGTTCCGATGATGCTTGTAAAAGCTATTGGCACTAAGGCGGAGTCTAGTGCAACTGATCCTCTTAGAGACTTTTTACCGGCTGTTCAATCAGTAAATGCATATGTAAAACCAGGTTCTGTTCAAGAGTGGTTTATAGATTTGAAGGGTAGTAACAATAAAAAAATGACTTTGACTATGACAATTAGAAGTGACTCTGAATATAGAGAAGCAAAACAGAAAGGAAAACTTGGAGCATTTACTATGCTTAAACTATTATATCGGGGATAATAAACGCTAAATAATGTATAAGGATTATCAATATAAATGAAAAGTTTCTTTCAGTTCCTGAATGAGGCTCAGTCGCAAGCAAGTATGCAAGCGAGAAAACTGAACCTTGTAAGTGATGGTCACGGTGGTTGGTTAGACTCCCGTGGAAAATTTGTTGCGACTACTGAAGATGGTAAGTTACAGTTTGTAGATAAGAAGAAAAAGAAAGCAGAAGATGACAAACCTGCACAAGCAAAATCAACACAATCAGAACCCAAGGCAGATTCTAAAAAGGCTGCACCTGAAGCGACTGGCGCAAAGAAAGCAGAGGCAGGTGAAGGTGGAGAGGGTTCTGGAGAGACCACGGAAACTCTGACCGTTGCATTTGGTCGTTTTAATCCTCCTACTGTGGGTCACGGTAAACTCCTTGCTGCAGCCAAAAAGGCAGCACAAGGCGAAGATATGAAGATCTATCCTTCACGTTCACAAGATCCTAAGAAGAACCCACTGGATCCTGACATGAAGGTTGGATTTATGAAGAAGATGTTCCCTGATTATGAAGATAATATCATTAATGATGCAGAGATGAAGTCTATCTTCAACGTTCTCACTACAGCAGATGAGGGTGGATATAAAAACGTAAACATCATCGTGGGTTCAGATCGTCAGGCAGAGTTTGAGAACTTGGCAACCAAATATAATCGTGATCTCTACAATTTTGATAACATCCGCGTCATCTCTGCTGGTGTAAGAGATGCAGATGCTGAAGGTGTTGAGGGAATGTCTGCGTCTAAGATGAGAAAGGCAGTCATGGATGATGACTTCAAAGCATTTCGCAGTGGAACACCAAAAGAATTGAATGATGGTGACACTCAAGCACTATTTGATGCTGTTCGTTCTGGCATGAAGATCAAGGCTAAGAAGAAAGAAGTCACTGAAATGTGGGAGATTGCACCTAAGCATGATCCCAAAGGTCTAAGAGATAATTACGTTTCAGGTAGAATCTTTAATCTTGGTGATATTGTAGAGAGTTTAAATACTGGTTTGATTGGTACAATTGTTCGTCGTGGAACCAATCATCTTATCTGTGTGACACAAGAGAACTACATGTTCAAGTCCTGGATTCGTGATGTGATGGAGGCAGTGCAAAATTATCCAGGTCCATCTGGTGTTTCTTCTGACCAAAGACTTGTCGGAACAGACTCTTTCCGTAATTATGCGATGCGAATGACGGGAACAACTGGTATTAAAAATTTAATAAATAAGTATAAGATTAAAAAGTAAGATAGTATTACCATGTCTAATGGAATCGGAGCTAACCCTTTGAATGCTATTTCAAAGGTGTACTTAGAGCAAATTGCTGAGAAAAAAGACGACACATATCTGGAACCAGATATGAAGAAGCGTCAAAAAAATAATGAAAAAGCCCGTAAGGACATGGAGAAGATGGGAACTTCTATGAAGAACCCACACTTTGAAGAGAAGCAGCAAGGATGGGATGCTGTAAATTCCCTTGCTGGTGCATATAAAGCAGTTCATGAAGAAGAAGTAGAAGTTGATGAAGCGATGAGTTCTTATGATAGAAATCGTAAGAGAGCAGCACAAAGAGCAGCAGACAGAAATGCTGCCCGTGCCGCAGGTAAGACTGGTGTAGTTCCTGGTGTTGGTTATGTTTCTCCTAGAAAAGAGAGAGAAACTTATACCGATGAGAAAGGAACAACCCGTCATAAGTCAGGTGCAAAGATGGAAGGTCTTGATCCTGTGGGTAAGGAAGACGGTGATGTCAATAACGATGGTAAAAAGGACAAGACTGATAAGTATCTGATGAACCGTCGTAAGGCAATTGGTAAGGCAATCAAGAGTAAGATGTCCGAAGGTGTTCGTGACATGGATCCTGAAAAGGGAACTGCTGAGCGTAAGGCCCGCCTTGAGAAAAAGCGTGGTATGAAGATGGATGACCATCCTCAGTACAAGAAAGAGGATGTTGATAATGTAGATGAAATGTATAAAGGCAAGCACGGCCAATCTGAGAAAGAGTATCAGGACTCTCGCTCTGATGGTGGTAAGATGGTATCAGGTGACTCTAAGATGAGTGGATCTGCATATTCTTCCCGTGCAACCAGCAGCACTGGTCCTAATCCTGCTGGTGGTTCTAAGAAACCTGCAGGTCAAGGTCGTATGACTTCTGGTGCAAGAACTGAGCTTCAGTTCCGTAAAGCAGCACTTAAGAAGAAGTCTATGAAGGAAGCATATTCTTCCTGGAGACAAGACCTCTCCGAAATCATGACTGACGACATCGATTCAAAACCGATTAAGGAAAAAAAAAATATAAAAAACACGATTAAGATCAACCCAAAACTTGGTGAATCTGTAGAGGAACTGGGTGGTGAAATCCTTGAGATGGTTGAGGTTGATCAGTTCGATGGTATCGTTGAAGAAGTATTCCAAGATCTTCTGAGTGAGGGATATGATGAGCAAAATGTGAGAGATGCTATCGAGAGTGGTATCGAAGAGGCAAGAATTACCTATGGTCATGACACTAGTGGAGGTGCCGAAAGCATGAGAGACAAACTCAAGAAGAAAGC